AAGGTTCCCCCCACTAGTGGAGTTTAAAAGTTTTGCCCGCACCGCAACAACAATTCAGAAACGCTTATACAGAAGAGTGTGGATGCGGGCAATTTAAATAATGTTTCATAAGCTACACAATGTACATTCTAGTATACATTCATAGTAAAACTATTTAACTAGGGGTGATATGTCGAATATATACCTGAAGCTCGACCCGTACATAGAACCTGTACACCGCTTAAACATTCAAACCACCACCTAGTAACCCATCCCAAAACCGAGGTAGGTATGCAGATACAATATAAAGCAGAGCCAACGGCTGCTGCCTTCCATGCCAGTGATGAGTTTATCCGTGGGATCATGGGGCCAATTGGTTCGGGCAAGTCGGTAGCTTGTGTATTAGAGGTGTTACAGCGTTCAATTATGCAGAAGCCTGACCCGCAGGGTATTCGTAGAACCCGTTGGGCGATCATCCGAAACACTTATCCCGAATTAAAAAGTACCACCATCCGAACATTTTCGGATTGGATACCCGAACACCTTTGTCCGATCAAGTGGGACGCACCGATTTCGGGGCGCATGAGGATTGCCGACATTGGTGATGGAACGGGTGTGGACATGGAGGTGTTATTCCTCGCATTAGATCGCCCGCAGGACATCAAAAAGCTGCTCTCGCTGGAGCTAACAGGTGGGTGGATCAATGAGGCCAGAGAGATATCAAAAGCCGTTTTAGATGGCCTTACAGGCCGTGTAGGACGTTTCCCAGCCAAGCGTGATGGTGGGCCTACTTATTCAGGTGTCTTTATGGATACCAACCCGCCAGATGATGATCATTGGTGGTATAAATTAGCCGAGGTGCAAAAGCCGAAGGGCCATGTATTTTGGCAGCAGCCGCCTGCCTTGATACAGGCTGGCGAAGAATATGAACCGAATCCTGATGCGGAGAATGTGCAGCACCAGCCATTGGGCCATGAGTATTGGTTACGGCAGGTTTATGGTAAGAATCGGGATTGGATCAACGTCTATGTTATGGGGTCGTATGGTGCGGTCATGGATGGCAAGCCAGTATGGCCAGAATACAATGATAACGTCCATTGCAAGCCTGTGGAGTTGTATCGAGGGTTGCCGCTTTTGCTGGGTTGGGATTTTGGTTTAACGCCAGCGGTGGTGATCTGTCAGATTTCACCACGCGGCCAGTTCCGAATTGTTGACGAGCTGGTCGCTCAAGACATGGGGATACGCCAATTCGCTTCCGAAATAGTAAAACCGCATCTCGCTTTGCATTATCAAAACATGACAATCGAGTCTGTCGGAGACCCTGCTGGCAGTCAGCGCTCTCAATCTACAGAGCAAACCTGTTTACAAGAACTCGCAGCTCAAGGCATACCTACCAAGCCTGCGAGAACCAACGAATTCATTGCAAGGCGTGAGGCGGTAGCTGGGTATTTAACTCGCTTGAGTGATGGTGAACCTGCTTTCCAGATAGATCCGAAGGCTAAAACAATCCGCAAGGCACTGATGGGCGCTTATAAATTTGAGCGCGTACAGGTGAGTGGGGATGAGAGATTCAAAGACAAGCCTGTGAAAAACCATTATTCACACATTTCAGATGCACTTCAATATGCTTGTATGCATACCAGTATGAAGAATGTGATCCAACTAGCTAGCTCTCGTCCTAGAAATATTATTAAGCGTAATGCACAAGGGTGGACTTAATGCTCAGAGTACTTAACAACGATCAATTAAAGGCGATGGAGGGGCCGAAACAGGAAAATAAAGAATTGGTTTCCAATATTGCCTCTTATATCCAAAAAAAGTGGTCGGTGGCTAGAGATCATAAAGCCAATAAAGTTACCAGTCGGTTATTGAAATGCCAGCGTCAGCGGTTGGGTGAATACGATCCTGACAAATTAACTCAGATTCGTAAGCAAGGTGGGTCTGAAATTTACATGCAGATCACGGCAGTGAAGTGTCGTGCAGCCGAGGCTTGGATTCGTGATGTTATGACGGGGATGGATCGTCCTTGGACACTGGAGCCAACCCCATTACCTGACCTGCCACCCATGATTCAGCAAGCGGTGCAGCAGAAAGTGGCCATGGAGCTGCAACAACAAGCTCAATTAGCCGCAGCGCCTATCCCGAATGTCCAAGAATTGATTGAAGAAAAGATCAAGAATCTGCAAGGCGATATTAAAAAGAAGGCATATGAAGAAGCTAAATCAATTATCGAGCAGATGGAAGACAAATGTCATGATCAAATGATCGAAGGGGATTGGGATGAAGCATTTAGCCAAGTTATATCAGACATTAGCACTTTTCCTAGTGCGATTATCAAAGGGCCAATTCTCAGAAAGAAAAAGTGCTTATATTGGAAGCCTACAGGTTCGCAGTGGGAAGCAGCTACAGAAGAGAGTATCAAGCCCGAATTCGAGAGGATATCACCATTTGATCTCTTTCCTTCCCCTGATTCCACTAGTATTGAAAACGGTTATCTTTTTGAGCGTCATGCTCTTCATCGTTCAGACCTCTCAGCTTTAATAGGTGTTCCTTCATATAAGGAAGCAGCTATTCGCGAAGTGTTGAAAGAGTTTGCTACTGGTGGCTTGGCCAATTGGTTACAGGGTGACTCAGAGCGAGCTGCGCTGGAGAGCAAAGATGTGGCCAAATCTGAATTAATAGAGGCGCTCGAATACTGGGGGCCAGTGACGGGTGAGTTGCTTAAAGAATGGGGTGTTGACGGGGTTGATCCTGAGTTGGACTACCAAGTGAATGCATGGCTGATTGGTAAACACGTAATCCGTGCATTACTTAATCCTGACCCGCTTGGCAAGAAGCCATATTCCATGAGTTCTTATGAGCGAGTAGCGGGTTCTTTCTGGGGTCGAGGCATTCCTGAATTAATGGAAGATGTGCAATCCGTTTGCAATGCCACCGCAAGAGCGCTGGTTAACAACATGGGTATTGCTTCTGGGCCACAGGTTGAAGTGAACATTGACCGTATTCCACAAGGCGAAGACTTTACTGATATTTACCCATGGAAAATTTGGCAAGTTAGCAACGACATGAGCGGTTCAGCTAGTCCAGCAGTGCGCTTTAATCAGCCGACTGCGATCATTGATCCATTGTTAGTGGTGTATGAAAAGTTTGCTCGACTGGCCGATGATTACACAGGTATCCCTGCATATACTTATGGCAATTCGTCAGTAGGTGGGGCTGGCCGAACAGCGTCAGGACTATCTATGTTGATGAGTTCAGCCAGTAAAGGGATCAAGCAAGTGGTGAGCAATGTTGATACAGGCATTGTTGCGCCAACCGTTGAGCGGTTGTACAACCACAATATGCGTTATGACGAAGACCTTTCTATTAAGGGCGATGCCAAAGTGGTTGCCCGTGGCTCATTGAGCTTAATGCAGAAAGAACAACTTATGGTTAGACGCAACGAATTCTTACAAGCCACCGCCAACCCAATTGATTCCCAGATTTTGGGTGTTAAGGGGCGTGGGGCTATTCTTCGGGAGGTGGCGAAGGAGCTGGATATGCCTATTGATGACATTATTCCAGACGAGCTGGATCAGTTGCAGCAACAACTTATGCAACAGATGCAACAGCAACAACCCGCAACCGAAACCGATCCTGCTGGCAACCCTGCCAGTGGTGCTGATACGGCATTGTTCTAATGGAACGATTAGATCGTAGACAGATTCAAGCCATTGTATCTTTACAAATGAGCGAAGATTTCAAAATCTTTGTTGAGTGGCTAAGGACATCTCGCGATAAAGAGCAAGATGCCTTAACTAACCACAAGGACGAGATATTAATGCGTTGGTCACAAGGGAAAACTCAATTGCTCAACGATCAGTTGAATACGATTGATAATGCCCGAGAGACCTTTAATCGCATGAAGTAATTGCCAATTTGGCAACCAACCCGCATTAGCGGGTTTTTTTTGGCTCCCGAAAAGGGAATACCACCACAAACACGAACACCCATTAGAGGCTCGTAAGGAGACATTATGTCTATTCCAAAAGCAGTAAAGAAAGCTAGTCGTGAAGCTGAAGAGCTTCAAAAACAGTTAGGGGAAAACGTCGAGGATGCTCCCCCAGAAGAACAGGTTGAGGAAACCCCTAAAGAGGAAACTCCTAAAGAGGAAATTCCAAAACCCAACCCTGAAATCGAAAAATTGAAGCTTGAGAATGAAAAACTCTCGCATCGAAATGATGTTCTTCAGGGTAAATATAATGCCGAAGTTCCACGAATGGCAGGCGAGATCGCGGAACTTAAAGAATTAGTCAAGACATCAGCAGAAACCATTCCAGAAGCCGCTTTTATTACAGACCAACAGCGGGAAGAATTTGGTGAAGATTTCATTGAATTCGCTCGCGCTGTGGCCAAAGAACAAATTGGCACTATGGAGAATCGTTTAAGTCAGCTTGAAGAAGAGAATGTGACTCTTAAAGCAAAGGCTGACTCTGTTGGCGACATGGCAATGCAATCACAGGAAGATAAATACTATTCTGACCTTGATGCCGCATTACCCCAATGGCGCGAACTGAACAACGATCAAAAGTTTCTAAACTGGTTGTCAGAGGTTGATCCTTTTACTGGGCAATCTCGCCAAGAACTGTTAGGCACAGCGCACAAGCAATTAGACGCAAGTCGGGTTGCCTCATTCTTTTCCGCTTTTAAAGAAGCTAATCCTGAACCTAAGAAAGATACGCTGGAAGATCAGGTTGTTCCCTCAAAAAAAGGGTCAACTCAGACCGAGTCAGCTAAGTCAACGTACACACAAACACAGATAGGTGAATTCTATCGGGATGTGGCGTTGGGACGATATTCAGACGAGGAAAGGATAAGTATTGAACGTGACATTTTTGCGGCCAATGAAGAAGGGCGAATCATTTAGCCCCTAACGGGCCGCTGCAATTTAATTTTAGGAGTCTATTATGGCAGGCCCAACTCGTAGTTCAAGCTACGTTAATTATAGTTCCACGGGAACTAGCAAGTTTATACCCCAGATTTGGTCTGGGAAAATCGTAGAGAAATTCTACAAAGCGTCTGTATTTGGTGAGATATCCAATACCGACTATGAAGGTGAAGTTTCTAGCATGGGTGATAAGGTAATTATCCGTACCGTGCCTGACATCACCGTGTCCGACTATCAAGTTGGTCAGACACTATCCAACCAAACCCCAGAAAAAGCCAATGTTGAATTGAACATTGATCAGGCTAAGTACTTTAGTGTGATTGTGGACGATGTTGACAAGGCGCAGGCAGATATTGATCTGATGGACAAGTTCTCTACTGATGCTTCCGAGCAGATGAAGATTCAGATTGATTCCAATGTGCTTACTTATATTGGTGGCAATGTTGCAGCAGCTAACGCTGGTGCGTCTGCTGGTGCTATTTCTGGTGATCTTGGCTTGGGAACAGCGACATCCCCTCTAACTCTGACCAAAAGCAATATTCTGGATTCAATTCTGGATTTGGGTCAGGTTTTGGATGAGCAGAATGTTCCTGAAACCAGTCGTTGGATTGTGCTACCTGCTTGGGCAGTGGCGATGGTTAAGAAGTCCGATCTGAAAGATGCAAGCTTGGCGGGTGATGCTACCTCCATCATGCGTAATGGTCGTGTTGGACAGATTGACCGTTTCACTGTTTATCTGAGTAACAACCTGAACAAGGTTACTGGCACTAACGCCCATACTCAGGTCTTAGCAGGTCACAACTCAGGTCTGACTTTCGCTTCACAAATCACCAACGTAGAGACTCTCAAGTCTGAGTCTAAGTTCGGCACGATTGTTCGTGGTCTGAATGTGTTTGGTCGTTCTGTGATTAAGCCAGAGTCGGTAGCTCTTTTACGCGCTACAGCCTAACCCATAGGGGGCTAAACGCCCCCTTTTATTTTACTATTATGTGAGGCTGATATGGCTATTACAAACGCGAAATCATTAATACTACGCGCTAAAACTATCCTTCAGGATACTAGTGCCGCTGGTACTCGTTGGCCCAACTCTGAGCTTCAGGATTGGTTGAACGATGCCCAAAAAGAAATTGTGCTGTATCGACCTGATGCAAATACCGCTAACGAAGAATTTACCCCAACCGCCAGCTCGTCAAAGCAAAGCATTCCAGCCGCTGGTCTGCGATTGATTGAGGTGGTTCGGAATACCGCATCAACATCTGATAAAACGGCCACTCGTATGATCCAGCGAGCCATTATGGATGATCAAGTGCCTAATTGGCATGCGGCTGCGGCTACTGTGAATATAGAACACTGGGTCTATGATGAGAGAGACCCTAAAACCTTTTATGTTTATCCCAATCCCACATCAGCGGCTCGTTTGGAAATCATTTATTCCACTGTGCCAAGTGATGTAGACATTGTTAATGCCGATGAAACTTGGAAAACAGCCGCTACCTCAACCACTATCGGGCTGGATGATGTGTATGCCAACGCCATTCTCGATTTCATGTTGTATCGTGCTTACTCTAAAGACGCAGAATATGCGGGTAATGCAGGTCAGGCGCAATCGCACATGATCGCTTTCTCGAATTCTTTGGGTATGAAGACGAATGCCGATTCTACAAGTGCCGCTTTACGGGCATCTCAAGGTGCTGACACTCCTAATCAATAGGTTACATTATGGCGAACACAGAATTAAAAACACTAGTGACGGATGTGTTGCTTGAAGTGCAGGGCGCACCCTCGTTCACGATTGTTAATGCTCTGCGACGAGCCACTATTGATTTATGCGAACAAGCGCATGTTTGGGAGCAGTCGGATGATCCTCTAGTGGCGGTCTCTGGTCAGTCCGAACAAGACCTTCCGTTACCTAACAGTGCTGAATTGGTGCAATTATTATCTTTGCATCGAAAAACTATAGAGCTTACCCCTGTCACGGTGGGAGATATTTTCACCTTACAGGGGGATGCATCTGATAGTGGTACTTGGGGTGAACCATTGTATTACTCTGCTGATACGGTCACATCTGTGCGCCTCCATCCTATTCCCAGTAGTACTGAAGTCTTAAATTGCCGTATGGCATTGAAACCGAAGATGAGCGCTACATCCATCCCAGCAGAGATTGCTGTGCGCTGGCGAAATGCGCTATTGCACGGTGCTAAATACTATCTGTGCATGATGGCGGCTGAATGGGGCGATCCAGATCGCGCTATTTATTATCGCAATTTATTTGATGCTGAAATTGCACGGGCAAAATTGATGCGATTCAAGGGTTATGGCAACCCATCACTGCGCGTCAAATCCGTATTTTTTGGAGTATAACGATGGCTTACTACGAAACGATCCCTCTTGTCTCGGGCGATGATCTACCTGAATTACAATTCACGTTGCGCGATTCCAATACGGCTGCTACTGGGCAGACGCTGGACGCCAATGATCCTACCACTTGGGCTGCTATTGACCTGACCGGACAAACGATCCGTGTTCGTTTTCGTGCGCTCGGGGGCGATACTATCCTCGATACCCTCGTCTGCGGCAGACACTCCCCCTATACGGACGGTAAATGTTTTATGCAGTGGAACCCGACCACCCTTGACGTTGCGGCTGGTACTTACGAAGGTGAAATTGAGCTTGAAAACAGTACAGGGAAGAAACAGACCATCTTCGACAAGCTGAAGTTCAAGGTACGGGATGATTTCTGATGGCTATTCGGGCGGTTGTCTCGTTAACAAAAGTTGATGCGAGTGTCGATCACAGCGCACTAGCTGCGTCCGTCACACACATCGCAGCGGTGATGGATGACATGACGCTGGCCTATGTGCCGAAAAACCGAGTAGTTAATGATGTCTGCACATTAGATGAGTTGACAGTTGTCACGTACACCAAGCCGCTTACGGAAGTGCTTACTCCGAGTGACCAGTTCACCATCGACGCGACACTGGGTAAAACGGATAACGTAACAAGCACCGACACGTTTCTACGAACAGTTGAATTTAATCGTGCGCTTAATGAGAGCATCACCACCCCAGACATCCCCGCAAAACACTTAACGAAACCCATGAGTGACGGCACCGCGTTAGCGGACGTTGTTACACGAACACACACGTTTAACCGCTCGTTTAATGATTGGTTCACGCTTGACGATTTTGCCAGCGTGGATAAGGCCGTGGTCGGAAATAAAACCAATGTATTTGGCTTTACAGACGTACATAGCTGGCAAATAGCCAAAGAATTTTCTGATTCTGTAGGCTTTCTCGAATCTGTGACTGTAACTCGGAGATCAACCGCTGGTTTCAACGCAGCTTCTTTCAACACCCCACTATTTAATTAATGGAGAACAAACATGTTCCATGAAGATTTGAAAATGACTGGCCAACTGAAAATCATCTTGAATGACGAAGTGGTGCAGGAAACGAACAACCTCGTCGTTACGGCAGGGAAAGAGTGGGTCGCTGATCGCATGAAAGGTACTAACTCGGCTATGAGCCATATGGCAGTTGGGTCGGGGTCTGCTGCGGCGGCGGCGGGCAACACGGCTTTAGGTAACGAGCTTGATAGAAACTCGCTGACAACTGCGGGCGGTACTGTTTCAGGCAATACCATTACGTTTGCGTGTACTTGGGGCGCGGGCGATGGCACAGGCGCTATTACCGAAGCCGGTATCTTCGACGCGGCTAGCGGTGGCGACATGCTGGCGAGAACGGTGTTTAGCGTCATAAACGCTGGTTCCGAGGACATAATGACCATTTCATGGGTCGTGACAATTAGCTAAGCAGGGTACTACGATGGCTGTTAAATTTTCTAACAACGCGATAACTACATTCTCTGCTAGTGCGTCTGCGGGCGCAACGAGTTTTAGTGTTGACAGTGCTAGCACGTTCCCGACTTTAGGTACTAGCGATTGGTGCTACGTCACATTATCAGGGGCGAATTCAGAGGTTGTTAAGGTCACAGCGATCAACGGTACAACTTTCACTTGTGACGCGCTGACGCACAGTTACGCGGTAGACGACACGGTGGGTATCCGCGTGTCTGCGGAAACGATGGACGATGTGTACGAGTGGGCGGATAAGATTGGTGTCAGCAGCTCCGGTATTGACGTTACTGGCACAGTGACTACAAACTCTGGTGGAGGGAGTACATCTTTAGGCTCACATCTTGATTTAGGTGATAACCAGAAAGCACGATTCGGTGCTGGTGATGACCTACAGATTTATCATGATGGTACAAGTAACGATAGTATCATTGACGAGAGTGGAACAGGCAACCTTAATCTACAAGGAACAAATGTTGTAATTAAAACTGCTGGTGGAACAGCAACCCAAGCGCACTTCTATGCTGGAGATGAGGTAGGCTTATATCATAATAACTCTAAGAAACTAGCCACCAGTTCATCTGGCATCGACATTTCAGGCACAGCCACGATGGATGGGCTTACCTTACTAGATGGTGCGGCTGTTTTCAGAAATTTGGATGATACTCCTGTTCAATTAATAGCAGGAACAGAAGGCGATAAGGAGGCTCTAACTTTTGAGCGTAATGGAGGTGCTGTAAAAGGCTCAATTGAGTATCAGCAATCCCCAATCGGCTTTAACATAGGTACAGACACGGGGCATGCTTTTCGTCTCAAAACTGGTGGCACACAACGTATCAACATAGACTCCAGCGGAGACATATCATTCTACGATAACACAGGCAGCGCTAAGTTCCACTGGGATGCTGCGGATGAACGCTTGGGTTTAGGTACGAGTTCGCCTTCGCAGTTGATGCATTTGCTAGGCTCCTCTTCTGTTATTAGACAGCAAAACAATACTACGAACTGGGATATAGGTTTAGACGCAGGTGACAGTTCCTACAAAATTAAAAACAATGGCACAGAAGCCCTGCGCATCTCCAGCGGTAATTTGTTGGTGGGGACTACTGATGGCATTATATGGAACGAGGCGGCTACAGATAACTCCAAAGAAGGTGTTGTAATTGAGCCTAAATCAATACAAATATCTCGATTTCAAGACACGCCGCTGTTAATTAATCGTCAGGGTAACGATGGCACTTTAGCAGTGTTCGCCAAAGACGGCTCAACCGTAGGTAGTATTGGTAGTGTTGGTGGCGCATCTGACTTGTATGTTTCTAGTAATACTTTTGGCGTTAGATTATTAGACAGCGACACTGCTTTAATACCTGCAACATCTAATGGCTCAACGGGATTTACTACAGCCGATCTAGGGACT